GCCCGTATATCTCACCCATTACACGGGCTTATTTTATTTGATACATATGACTTTCAAGATGAGTTGCTGACAAACTTTAATGACTATCGTTTTAATGTTATTCTAAAAGCGCGCCAGTTAGGCATATCAACTATCACCGCTGGCTATGTTGTCTGGATGATGTTATTTCATCGCGACAAGGCTATTCTTGTAATGGCAACAAAGTTTGCGACAGCGGGGAACCTTGTCAAGAAAGTTAAGAGCATTATGAAGCAGCTTCCGGATTGGTTAAAGATTTCAACAATCGATATCGACAATCGCACATCCTTCGAACTTTCAAACGGTTCTTCTATTAAGGCCGCTTCAACGTCAGGCGATGCTGGTCGGTCCGAATCTTTGTCTCTACTTGTACTCGATGAGGCTGCACATATTGAGAACTTAGAAGAACTTTGGACAGGCTTGTATCCTACTCTATCCACCGGCGGCCGCTGCATTGCATTGTCAACACCCAATGGTGTGGGAAATTGGTTTCACAAGACGTGTACCGACGCAGAAGGCGGCACCAATAACTTTAATCTCACTACGTTGCCATGGGATGTCCACCCGGAGAGAGACGAAGAGTGGTATCAAAAAGAAACTAAAAATATGTCCAAGCGCCAAATTGCGCAAGAGCTTCAGTGTAATTTCAACACCTCGGGTGAAACAGTGATTGATCCAGAATGTATGGAGTGGCTGCTTACTACCGTCAAAGAACCGAAGCATCGGACGGGTTTTGATCGCAACTTCTGGATTTGGGAAGAATATGATCCTACATGTAATTACCTTCAAGTGGCTGATGTAGCTAGAGGTGATGGGGCAGACTTTTCAACCTTTCATCTTATTAAGCTAGAAACTTTAGAAATTGTCGGAGAGTACCAGGGAAAGGTAACGCCAGACTTATACGCCAACATGCTTAATCAAGTGGGCAGAGAATATGGTAATGCGATGATGGTGGTAGAAAATAACAGTATTGGATACACAGTTTTAGATAAACTGACAGAATATGGATATCCCAATATTTATTATTCTATTAAGTCAACTCACGAGTATATTGACCAACATCAAGGAGAAGTGCTCACCAATGCGATAGCAGGCTTTACGACTTCGATGAAAACTCGCCCACTTATAGTTGCGAAATTAGAAGAGTTTATCAGAAATAAACTAATTAAGATATATTCTACGCGTATCGTTAATGAGATGAAAACTTTTATTTGGAGGAATGGAAAGCCACAAGCAATGAAAGGTTATAATGATGATTTAATAATGGCGCTCGCCATCGGGTGTTGGGTCCGCGACACTGCGATTCAAACAAATGCTCGAGATCTAAACTATCAAAAAGCTTTTGTGGATTCTATTATTACAACCAATACAACTTTTAATACACGCGTTAAAGGACAGCATGGCTACAAAGATGATAGCATTCTTGATAAAATGACGGAAGCAAAAGATATGTATAGTGAATTTATGTGGATTATAAAGTGAGATAAAATATGGCACCTCCCCGAAAAAGAAGTAAAAACCCTAACAATCCTGAGACTAGCCTTTTTAAAGCGTTAACACGTCTTTTCTCTGGTCCTATCGTCAACTATCGTTCACAGTCCGGACGCAAAATAAGACGACAGCACTTAGACAGGTTTTCGTCGAGATTTAAGACAGCATCGGGACAGCAGTTTAAGAAGACACTTTATAATCCGCTGGACGTATTGGCCAACAATGCGATAAGTAATCAGCGGCGCTCCGAGCGTTACATTGATTTTGATCAGATGGAATATATGCCCGAGCTAGCTTCGACATTGGACATATATTCAGATGAGATGACAACCTATTCTGAGCTTCGGCCGATGTTAAACATCAAATGCCCCAATGAAGAAATCAAAGCAGTCCTGGAGATCTTGTTTGATAGTATCTTAAATCTCCAGCCTAACTTGTTTGGTTGGTGTCGGACAATGTGCAAGTATGGCGACTTCTTTTTGTATTTAGATATTGACGATAAGTATGGGGTAAAGTCTGTTATTGCTCTCCCCCCGCAGGAAGTAGAAAGATTAGAAGGCCAAGATAGCACCAACCCTAATTACCTTCAATTTCAATGGAATAGCGCTGGTATGACATTTGAAAATTGGCAAGTGGCCCACTTTAGAATATTGGGTAATGATAAATATATGCCCTATGGGACCTCTATTCTCGAAGCTTCACGGCGTATCTGGCGCCAGCTAACACTAATGGAAGATGCTATGATGGCATATCGCGTCATCCGTTCCTCGGAGCGACGAGTCTTTAAGATCGATGTTGGCGCAATACCCCCACAAGATGTGGAACAGTATATGCAAAAAGTTGTAACACAACTTAAGAGACATTCTGTCGTCGATCCCACCAGCGGCCGCATCGATTTGCGCTATAATCCAATGAGCATTGAGGAGGACTATTTTATCCCAGTGCGCGCAGGATCTGCAACAGACATTGTTTCACTTGCTGGTGCTGAAAATATCTCCGCAATTGATGATATCAAGTATCTGCGCGATAAGATGTTCTCTGCGCTTAAGATCCCTCAATCTTATTTAACAATGGGAGAAGGCGCCGAGGAGGACAAAACAACTCTCGCTCAAAAAGATATTCGTTTTGCGCGAACTATCCAGAGACTTCAACGAGTTGTTATCGCAGAGCTTACAAAGATTTCTATTATTCACCTTTATACTTTGGGTTTCCGCGGCGACGATTTGCTTGGATTCACCCTCTCATTGAACAACCCTTCCAGGATTGCAGAGCTTCAAGAGCTTGAACATTGGAAGACAAAGTTTGATACCGCTGCTGCAGCGACAGAGGGGTACTTCTCTCGTCGCTGGGTGGCTGAGCATGTATTCGCTTTATCGCATGAGGAGTTTCTGCGCAACCAGCGCGAAATGTATTATGATCGTAAACACGATGCAGCCTTACAGGGGGTTGCTGAAGCTGCAGCAGCCGGCGAAACCGCTGGCATGGGCGGCATGGGTGGCGACCTTGGGGGCGACATGGGCGACCTTGGGGGCGAAGAACTGGGTGGCGCTGAAGAAATGCCAGCGGGAGAAGCTGGTGGCGCGGAGGCTGGAGGAGGTGAAGAATCTGCTCTCCTCGCTGCACCTCCTGGTTCTCGCTCCGCACCTCGTCTGACGCCCGGAGCCAAAGGGAAAGTGTATCATCCTGTTAAATCCGATAACCGTAAAAGTAGCGGCCCAAGACAACGTGCGAATGCTTCCTCACACGGGCAACAACAGTCCAGTGCCACATTCCGGAACATTCTTCCTGGCTATGCAGACGGGTTAAAATCCTTGGGCAAAGGTTTTGTTCCCACATCAGAGGGCATTTATGAAGAAGAGCAGTCTATTTATAATTTGAGAGAACAGACAGAAGAAGATAAACTATTTGAAGTTAATAACTCTGTTAGAAATTTAATTGAAGAATTAGAAAAGAAGGAAACATTGGAGCAAAAGAATGAAAGTGAGACACAACAAAAAGCGAAATAGCGCCTTTGTTTACGAAGCTCTTATTAAAGAAGCAACCGTAGCAATAATGAAAAAGGACGCTGCTAGAAAGGAAGTCGCCGCTAATCTTATTAAAAAGTATTTTCAACGGGGAACATTACTGCGGAAGGATTTAGACTGCTATCGGTCTTTATACGAGAATCAAGATTTAGATAGACTTACCTCCGAAAAGATTGTCAAAGAGGTTAAGCTACAGAAACGTTTGATTGATCCTAACGGATTGTTTAAACAACAGAGCCAACTCATTCGAGATGTTAATGTGGAACTATCTTCTGGCGTCTTTAGCAATTTTGTTCCCAATTATAAAACGTTGGCTACCATCTCGCAAATTTTTTCAGATAAGATTTCGCCCAAAGATCAAATCATTTTAGAAAATACTATCATTAATAATATGCTTAAGACAGGGAATGGAGACACAGCAGGAGAACTTATTGATCATGTGGTATATAAGACATTCGTTGATAAATTTAATACCAAGTATGAAAATGGTTTACTCCAAGAACAAAAGGAGCTTTTAGCTCGTTACATAACATCCTTTGTTGACAACGCTCTCGAACTTAAAATATATTTAAATGATGAGATCGGACGTCTTAAAGAAGAACTTACTCAAGCAAAAAAGATTGAAGAGATTAAAAATGATCGAGAGATGCTTAATAAAACCAATAAAATTATTGACCGTTTGAATACATTTGCCCAGCAAACAATTAGTGAAGAAGTTCTGATGACTGTTCTGCGAACTCAAGCCCTTGTGAAGGAAATAAAGACCAATGGCCGTAACGATTAAAATCGGAAAGCAGGCGGATGCCCCTTCTGTTACCTTAGAATTAGATATTCGCAAGAGTATGAATGGGGACCTTATGATATTTGATCATGGAGATATTGATATTGTTTTATCTGCGTCAAAAAACAAGGTAACAGCCTTTCCTAAAGAAGTTATATCCGATTTAGTTTACGGCGCCCAAAACCGATTATTCTCATTTCTACAGAAGAAAGGTCTCGTCATTCCTGAATCCATTCAAGGTGGTGCATTTTATGGTTCTTTTGAAGCAACGATGGAAAAACCTTATTCTGAACAATTGAATACTTCAAAGATGACACTTATTAATATTTCTCGGTTCATTGATGAGGAGCGCCCTTACTTTGAATCAACTGAGGCTATTGTAGCAATGGATGATGATGAACTTCTTCATCCCGACAAAGCAGACTCTACAGAATTGGGAGAAGTTCCTCAAGCAGTTCAAAAGGGATCTATTCGCAAGGGTTGGGTGCGCGATCCTTACTCACTTTATTACTTATATACGATTTAGGAAAATGGAACTTTTAACATTCATACTTTGTGCTTATGGCCTCACACAAATTCTTGTATATGGCGAAATTTTTAATCGCCTGAGGCCCAAGAAGGGCAGATTGAAAGGGATAGTAACGTGCCCGATGTGTGTGGGTTTTCATGTCGGATGGTTTTTGATGTTACTTTCTCCATTCACGGAACTATTTAATTTCGATGTTACTGTTGTAAATTTCTTTCTTTTGGGATGGTTATCATCGGG